ATCTAAGTGGATCAGTGAGGAGAGAGTCCCTTTTGAGACTCCCTCTCTTTTCTCTGGGTGGTGCTAAAGCCAAAAATGATATTAGGTTACTAATATCATATTGTGGGTTCAGACGCTTACAGGGTAGGCCGTCGAGGTGCCGGGGTGACGATAGATTTGTTTCTCGTCCATGGCAAGACGCTTCGACTCTTTCCTACTCTGATATCCAATCAATGTTATTTGACTGGACCCAAATTCGTAATTTTCTCTTTCCCGTTCCTCTGGTTAGAAGAACCAGAGGTGAATATAAACAGTTGCGTTACGCCAAAGCGGAAGCAGGACAAATTAATGAAATGTATATGAATTTTATGTCCGCCCTTTGGGTAATGAGACCTGGAAGTGTAGGTTTCCTAGGCCTCACCGATCCTCGAAAATATTATTGTATTATAAGATCTGATCGGCGTCATAGAAGGATTATTTCAGGCCTCCTGCTTTTAAAATTTGATTTTATAAAAATGTATTTAAGAGGGGGCCAAGATTATTTAATTGAAAATTTAAAGTCCTTCTATACCAACTGTAGAAGAATAGCTGTGGGAGAAGCTGTTGTCTCCGGCGGGTTTAGAAGCCCTAGGTCGTATTTCTGTGGTTTGGGATTAAGCGACGATGAATATTTTTCATTATCAACATTAAGTCGCTCCCTACCTTGCAGATCCCCGGTCCAAGAAGATATTGATAAACATATCTCGGACCTCACTACGCCTGGAGAGACCCACCCCGTGATTAAAGAAAGATTTAAGAATTTCTTGGGGTCGATGGTCCGTTGCTTCGGTATGCCGTGGCCTGGTGGTGAATATGAAATCCCACTGGCCAATAAGGGTGCAACTCTTAACTCCTCTTCTGAAGACGGAGGACTTCTTTCAGAGGTTGACCGCCACCGTAATAAAGAATGGTGGTGTCGTTTTCCGATGAATCCGTCCTGGTACTTCAAGAATCGAGGAGATTTTGAATATAATAATTATAACAGAGTGCAGACCCATGTCGACGATAGCTTTTCACGTGTGGTTGCAGCCGCGGAGGCGGAGCAGTGCGATGAGTTTATCCAAGGGGTGGTCAAGCAGATTCTCCCGGTTTCTCTTCATCCTGAAGAATGTCCGGTATCCGAGAATCCTTGGCCTTTGATTGTTCATTATAATGATAAATCCCCTTATCCCTTCTTACGCGCTGTTGCCTTGCCCGAAAACGGCTATAAAGTCCGCATGGTTACCGTTACGGCGCCGACCGGACGCATATATCATACCTCCATAAGAAAGAGGTTGAATGCGTGGTGTCAGCGAATCCCATCCATCTGTGGCGTGGACCGTGATCCTCCGGCGTTTATTAGATCTTTTTCCTATGCTCCAAATATTAGGAGCCTAGATCTAAAAACAGCGTCGGACCTGATCCACCACGATATTGTGAAAATTTACATAGATTGGGTGAAACGGTACTTTGCCCTGGGGTATCCCCCGAAAATAGTGAATGCATTGGACAGGTTTTATGGTCCTTATTACATGAGATGCAAGAGCGTTGATGGAAAGCGATTTTATCGCCAAACCACCCGCGGAGCTCTCATGTCCGAACCATTAACCTGGCCATTATTAAATTTATTAAATATATTTATTTATCACTATTCTCGGAACCTCTTCCCAGGTGAGCAATATTTATCCATCCGTAATACGTGCGCCTCTTGCGCTACGATGGGGGATGATTTTATTGCTGTAATGGACAAAGACACCTCAGATGAAATGACAGAAGGTTTTGAAGCCATTGGGTCCGAAATTAATTCTAAGAAAGATTTTTATGGACCTGCAGGCGTTTTCGCCGAGAATTATTACCGGCGTTCTTCTGTCGATGCTCTGAGGGTTATTAGGCAACCCGTGATTCGCTGGAATGTCGTCTTTGGAGACACCAGTGAGACACTCCCACAGCTAAATGTTATTGAGGCTTTGAAAGGGGTTCGCCGAGGAAAACGTAAACGAGCAATTATTTTAATAAACTTAATATATAGTAAAGCTCGTTCCTTGTTCCGTCGGCGAGGTATTGCACCTGACGTACC